CCTTGTACTCATCAAAGGTTACTTTATCACTCACATTGATTGTCTTAGATACAGCACTGTCAACGAATGGTTGCACAGCTATCTGCATATCCAAGTGATCATCAGTGGACAGATCGTCTGCCTCTACACTCTTAATACCATACGTATTATATACATAATCCTTGAGCGGAACGATGATAGGCCCTTGTTCTGTTTGGACAGTTCGATCCACTTGGTTTGAGAATACAGGTTCCACACCGCTGCTAATGTTATCAGCAGTGAAACTAATAGTACCAGTAGGGGCGATAGAGGTGAGGTGACTATTTCGGATACCATATCTTTTAATTAAATCCTGTATGTCTAATGGTAGTCGCTGGATAAACTTACTGTCATGATACTCTTCTGTGAACAGAGGAAACGAACCCTTCTCTTTAGCAAGAAGAGCAGAGGTTTCGTAAGCACCACACATCAGTGTCTTAGTTATCTTACGTGTATATCTAACAGCTTCAGCAGACCCGTACCGGACGTTCAGCAGCGTAAGGATATTCGCTAAGCCAGTGATCCCAAGCCCCATTCTCCGCTTAGCCTTTGCTTCTTTCTCTTGAGCAGCAAGGGGGTACTGAGTGCGATCTATAACATTGTCCATAGCCCGTACAACATGGGGGATATCCATCTTAAATTGGGTGTAATTAAATGTGTAATAGTCTTTGTGTTGGTTAGCCCGCTCCATGTACTTAACTAAGTTAAAGCTGCCTAGCAGACATGCACCATATGGGGGTAGAGGTTGCTCACCACATGGGTTCGTGGCTTCGATACTCTCGCAATAATGTAGGTTATTGTCATTATTGATTCGATCAAGGAACAACACCCCTGGCTCAGCCCAATCCCAGTTGTTACGCATGATCTCATCCCACAGTGCAGCTGCGTCTACTGCTTGGTACACACGCCCTTCAAACTGTAGGTTAAACATCTTACCTTTAGCTACACAGTCCATGAACTCATCCGTTACACCAACGGATACATTGAAGTTAGTAAGGGTAGTCGAGTCCTTCTTAGCGCGGATGAACTCCTCAATGTCAGGATGATCAACACGTAGGACAGACATCATCGCTCCCCGTCTGTGTCCTGCGCTGACTATTGTGTTGCATACGCTGTCAAAGATAGCCATGAATGAAACAGGGCCAGAGGCGGAACTATCAAGAGAAACAATACGATCATTACGAGGACGTATTCTACTAAAGTCAAAGCCAATACCACCCCCTCTCCGCATAGTCTCAGCGGCTTCTTTAGCCTTGTCCATGATGCTATCCATGCTGTCTTTAATTGTACCGCTGACGAAACAATTATATGCTGTAACATTCTTAGGTGATCCCATAGCTGCTTGTACTCTACCAGCTGGCATGTACCTCTGATTTAAAAGTATGTTTTTGAATGCAGAACGATGTGAGTCATCATCAGCCATAGCCCCTGCTTGTCTTGCACACGCCTCAGAAAATGACTCGTTAGGTAGTCGATACTTCTGTGCATGTAGGTCATCACATGCTTGTATCTGTGGCCCGATAGTGTTGTGTCCTATACCACTCATCGGTTATCTCCTTCACCCTCGATAACACCACGCGCATGGCGTGATTTTAACTTCGCAATGTTTCTGCTTGCACAGTACTCAAATGATACATTCAAGTCTGAGCAGATGTTAGCCAGCGCCCACAGTTGATCACCACACTCATCAATAATCCCTAGTACTACTTGAGGATCTACTTTCTCATGAGGCTCAAGTGCTGGAAGTACCCCCTTGCGGATAAGCTTCTGCACCTTATTTTGCATCTCACCTGATTCAGCACCTGCTAACATAGCGGGGTAGATGAGTGCCATTTCATCGGGATACATAGCTGTTGCTCTTGCATCTTCTTGATAACTATTCAAACTGATCGTCATTAATTTAAGTTCCTTACTGTCAATGTTTTTATCTCAAATCCATCTACGTCATAGATCAATTCTCGTATGACATCCTCGATGTCAGATTCAACTTCATCATCAACTGATATAAAGTATAGATCCGTATCTATTTTCATTGTCAACTGTACAGATACACTATGGTGTTTCATCATATTCCTCGTTGTACTCGCTTTCTAACAGCATCATGCAATAGTGAATTGCTTTGCGTAAATCCTTTGCACGATCCTTACTCCTATGACGGGTTACGTACTTGATGACGTTACCTTCGCAGAAGTTTAGTTTATTTTTAATTATGTATTCAGATGGTTGGATTGCCAGTTTGATGTAGTGGTTACCTCCATGCTGTACATTTGTGAGAGTAGCTAACCTCTCTTGATTTTGTTGCTTATCCCACTCTACTGGACCTGTCATACGTTACCCCGGCACTTTGTTAAGTATGTAATTGGAATTATATTATCTCCTGATTGAGATGTCGGGTAAGTTTCTGTCGCTTCCTCCCACCCTTCATCCAACAACACTGAAACCATCTCATACAGCAGATCCTGGATTGCCTCTTGATCATGCTGAAACAGACTATTCGTGGAGGGCATAGCTAATTTAAAATCTAACCGTCCATCCCAGTGACCAGTATCATTTGTCATTGGCGTCACGAAGATAGCCAAGGTGTCATCTGTCATGTCGATATCATTTTCATCATCAAAATTCATGAGTTATGCTCCACTGTTATTAACAAATTTGGGAGGGGTACATCTTTCCCAACGTGCCACTCCCAAGGTATGTGTTTATCTGCGTACATAAATCCATTCTTCTGACACCACATGGCATAGGTTGTCTTACTCTTCTTACTTAATTTTGCAGCTGATCTAGAGAACACAAATCGAATGTCTAGAGTAGGATGCTGAGCTTTTATTTCCTGATGCTTACGTCGGTCTGACGCAGTGAATAAACCTTTGCTTTCAATGATCACACCGTTGGGTAAGATGAAATCAGGCGTGTACTTTCTGTACGCTAGATCTTTCCATTCAATTTTAAACTTCTCATAACAATCAGTGATGCCAAGATCAGCAAGTGACTTAGCTACGCTTACTTCAAGTCCAGATTTATATGAGTTCGTATGCTTCTTTGGGTAGGCCAATGATTAGGGTGTCCAGAGTTTAACTTCCTGCGCTTGAAAGTCGTAGTCACATGCCCGTAAAATACGTGCTACTCTAGCCTGAACCAGAGCATCTTCTTCTGTAAGTTTTGCTTTATTGTATTGCTTTACTACTGCTGCCCACATGTTGTCATTACTTGCGAGTACTTCAGCAGCTTTCTTAGGACCAACACCGGGGCAGCCTTTGTACCCATCTGTCGCATCACCTGTAAGTGTCTGAAACATATGGTAGTAGTCAGCCTCAGCCTCAGATATCGTCACTACATCCTCATCCATACGCGCTAACCTACATGGTATAGTCTTCAAGTCTTTATCGTCTGTTACAACAATACATGGACCTTCAACTAGGGACTTAGCAGTAGCGAGTATGCCTAGAACATCATCGCCTTCTAAGCCTGGGCGTTGCATGACTTCATACTTTTCTTTTACGTGCTCACGTATCTTCTTCAAAACCACAGGCTTCTTAGTCTTCTGCCTGTTCGATTTGTATGAGGGGAGTACGCTCTTACGCCAGTTCTCCCCGCTGTCAGTCAATGCAAACACGATACGTGTAGGGTCATATGTCTTTTGTATCCACGCTATCTGCTTGTCGAGATGCTCGATAGCGTCTGGCAGAGAGGAGTGCCAAGTATAAAGACCCAGCCCCTCATCTACACATGCCACTTGTTCAACTGCTGACGCAGCCTTATAAGCGTTGATGTCTCCATCTAATAAAACCGTAAGCATTCTTTACTCCTGTTTGTCAATAGTAAGGAATCACTTCTAGTCTAAATCAGATGAGACATCGATGAACTGATCAGCGCCAAGTTCTTCTAAGATATCCATGTCGTCAGCGGGGGGGGTTGCCTTACCTTTTTGTGTAAGCAAATCATGATGCTTACTTTTTATCCTGTCATTCCAAGTGGTAATGAATGCATTAAACTCTACCCCCAAGGCTATGTCAGCATCACTTGGAACAGTACCAGTAATTTTAACCCCAACCTCTGGTGTGTAGTAGGTGACCGTGCCATTTACATTCGGCACATTTGTTATGGACATCACACCAGACCAAGGAAGTGCCTTGGCATCAGTGAATGTCTGGAAAGCAGGGGCTATGGCTTTAGATGCAGCAGGGCCTATCTCATAGATACATGGCGTAGGCCCCAGATCGGTAACGTCATTGCCCTCAGCATCTACAGGATCAATCATAGTTACTTGACCAAACATGACACGGTATGTCCGACAGTTTTTGATCAAGTCCTGCAAATCTTTCTGCAAAGACTTAAAGTCTTCAATGAAACCAGCTGGCTTACCACAGTTAATTCCACCTGTGTCATCGATTCTCTCATCAACCCACTGCTTGCCTGTCATGGTGGTGTGTATGTACCCACCAGCACGGGGCTTTCCAGCGTCATCTTTGCGTCCTGTGACTAGCTCGTTGTCATACCGCTTGATTAAAAAGCGTTGAAAGAAACATCTAAACTCTATGCTGTCTGCATAGATGACTGTTCCATTTACATCGAGAGCAAAGGCCCCAGCGGAAACGATCACCGTCTTTTTCGTTTTACCTTTAATTTCGGTTAAACCTTGAATGTCTTCAGTCATGACCTTCAATCGTGGGAACATAGGCCCATCTGCTGGTGCAGCTGCTGCCTCACTAAACCCCATCATGGATGCCATTGCGGCCTGATCCATATCTACATGTAGTGCTACTTGATTCATATTATTCTCCATAAATTGATTCTTCTTTATACTATTTGTAAGATGGTTAGTCAACAGAGTATTTACACTTCTTTTGTATCCATCCAGTTACTTCCTATCTTTATATCGACAGGTAATTCTATATTAAAATCTACATCCCAACGTGTCTTCATTACATCGACAACACCGCTCATAATTGATCTCATTAGCTGAGCCATCTTCTCTTCCTCGCCAGGATATACATCAACAAGTATGCTATCGTGTACAGTTAAGACCATCACACTCTTAACCTTAGCTGCCTTAAATGCTTTGCTTAATTCAACCATTGCCAAGGGTACTATATCTCCTGTTGCAAAGCCTTGAACTGGGTAGTTCACAATCTTTGTTTTACCCTGTACCTTTAGGGTCTTTGGGTTACGCTTAGCGTGAGGGAAGTGGTACTCCCTGCCAGAAGGTAATGTGATGTGCTTAGTCTTCACCGCCTGTGAGCAAAGCTCTTCTTGCCAGCTATCGATACCTGCATACTTCTTGAGGAAGTCAGTGTAGTATTTCACTTGAGCAGGTGTACCAGACAGCCCACCGTAGAGTGGCTTAAAGGTGTGCGCCTTAGCCTCTTGTCTGTTCGTTGGCTCACCTGCATCGGTCAGTGTCTGTGCAGTGTATGAGTGAACGTCGAAACCTTCAGCAATTTCTTGCATCGCCACCTCATCTTGTGACAGGAATGCAGCTACCCGAAACTCAAGCTGGGCGTAGTCTGCTTCCATTAAGTTTCCTTTTTCCCAACGGCTGCGAAAGACCTTGCGTATCGGGAAGCGCCAGACCTGTGGTTGGTTCTGCAAGTTAGGTTCTCTGCCACTCAACCGACCTGTAGCTGTGGTAAATTGAAGTAAGTTAGTATGTAGGATACCGTCATCGCGTGTGCCTCTGTCTATTCCGTAGCAGAAGGTAGCGACATAGCTCTCTATCGCGTTCAACCTCATGATATCTTCCAAGAACTTCTGCTCGTACTCCAGACCCCTTGCCTGACACACCTTGCTCAGTGCGTATAGGTTTTCTTTTGATGTAGAGAACCCTGCATCTGCTACCCATTTAGACGTAGGTGCTTGAAGCTTTAGCCCTGCTAATTCTTTTATGGAACGATAGAAGAAGCCATGCCCCTGGCACTCATCACATTTGTTTTCATTCTTATACGCATCCCCGTTGATCTTTACCTTACGGATCAACCCTTTACCTTTACAGGTTGTGCATCTCTCTGCCTTAGTCTTTGCGACAGGGGATGAGTAGCGATTACGGGCAGT